AGGGTACCCATACTACTTTGTAAAAACTCCGATCATAAACTTCCCTTGCTCTAGGCCGGGTCTAACCATGTAGTGACTACCATTGGTCTGGCAGTGGAACTCCACGTTTGTGAATCCAGCTTTCTTACCCATAGCCTCAAACTCAACTGGGGTGTAATGCTTGTAGTGAAACTCATTCACTGGTGGTTGTTTATGGGGACGTACACATTCATTCGGCGATGATGCGATGAATATGTTTGACTTCTCTGCGGCGAGGTCGAATACATCTTGCGCTAGTTCTGGTGGTATGTGTTCTATAAACTCAAACGATACGACAGCATCATAGGCGGGTCTTAACGTACGTGGTTCCAGCTTGGTAATGTCGGTGACAATATAGTTCACCTTACCGACGTCACGACTGAATGCTTCTTCGAATACATCATGCGCTTCTGTAGATTTATCTATACAATCGATAGATGCGCAAAGTAAGTTATGCATAATCACAGAACCGTATCCGATACCACAACCGACATCCAGAATAGTTTCTGGTTTAAGTTCTTTTAGTTTCTTTACGGCAAAGTTATATCTCTCTAAATGATCTGCCCTAATATTGGTAGGGTCCATAATTCTTTCAACCATTATTCATCTACTTTCATAATACATCCTTGCTTCCAAGAACGAGCAAGTGGGGTTACTTTTCTATTATATTTCTGACACCATTCGACAAGTGCCTTCCATTCTCCTTGTTCCCAATTAGGATATGGAGATATAGGTGATGGTAGTAGGTCGTCGAACCGTATTAGTGTCCCACTAACAATCTGGTCATTCAATAATTCTAATACGGTCTGAGTAGACTTATACAAATCGCAATCAATATTAATAAACGATAAATGTTTCTTGTGATCTTTCTTCCAGATAGGTATCGTATCATCGAATAAACCCTCATGCAGTACAACATTCGGTACAACTTTTGGTAAACCATCTATGGCAAAGTGTCCTTCTTCTACAACTTTATGTCCCATGAACCATTTCTCAGGCAAACCTTTAAAACTATCGAACCCATGGAACGTAATTTTCTTATTAAGGTTCGCTAAATAGTTTATTGACTTACCTTCATATACTCCAAACTCTGTGTAGTGTCCGTTAGGATGTTGTATGTTTTGCATGCAGAAGTTATATTCCATCATTCGATGGTCTAAAAGTATCATGGGTTGATATATAAACTCTTCTGGTCTCATTGTTCTCTAAACTTATTTACAAAATGTTGGGTTACTTTTGAAATCTTATCGTAGTAATCGTTTTGTTCGGCCCATTCAATAAACTTACTGTACTCTTCCTTAGACATTGGTTTGTCTTTATCTATAAAGTTAGAGTTGATATGTTCATTACTAAACCATACGGTTAGTATCTGTGGTTTATTCATTTAAAATCTCCTAATTAAATAAAACTTGATAATAAACAAATACTTGCATCCTGTCAATTACTTGTTTATATTGATTATACCAGTAGATCCACCTAGAAACGTCCTAGTATTCTAGGTTTAAAGCTACATTTGTCTCCTACAGCTTTGGAATCCTGGTATTTGAAGAGAAGGGAGAGATGGTTGTGGGTTATTGTCCTCCCTTCAAAGCTTTAGAACTATGACAAAGAAAAAAGTACACATACTTTACGGAAATATGACGGAAGAAGAGCTGATTAACTTGCATAAAGTTAAGAAAGAGGCGAGAATATATGGAGGTGGTACAGAATTAAAAGAAATACAAGCCGAATTAGAAAGACGTAGACTAAGAAGGCTAGAAAAAAAGAACCCAGAGGAGTATAAAAAGAGAATGTTAGAAAAACCAGAAGACAATAACGTAAAAGTTCCTACATTTCGTGGACTCACAGCTATGCAAGAGAAATTCTGCATGGAATTTGCAGGCCACGGCGACGAAGTCAAAGCATATTTAGCTGCAGGTTACCAACCAGACAAGAATGATGCACGAACTAGAGCCAAAGCTAGGGTAATCATGAAGAATGAAAAGGTTATGGAGCGAATCAAAGAGTATCAAGACGAAGCCGTAACTAAAATTACATGGACAAAAGAAAAAGTTCTAGAAAGACTAGCTAAAGTTTACAATGAAGCCATGCAAGATAGCGATTTTACAAATGCGAACAAGTCAATGGAACATATTGCCAAACATCTGGGTATGTTTGTAGATAAAGTAGAGCAGACTGTAAAGACGACTGGCTTTGAAAGTGGTAATAAGAAGAAAGACGTAGAAAGACTTGTAAAAATCGCAGGTCTAAAAGTCGTATCGTCAAACGATGAACCTAAAAAGTAATGAATCTATAAGCGACGAGGATATTGCCAAGCTTAGACACCTTGCATTTCAAAATGTTCGTGATAACTTCTCTGGTTTCATAGAAGCCTTTGCACCTAAACTTGTAGCTGACTTTAAAATGGGTAGACACATAGATGTCATTAGTAAAAAGCTACAACAAGTTGAACAAGGTGATATTAAAAGGTTAATGGTATTTCTACCACCACGTAGTTCTAAATCATTAATATGTTCTAAACTATTTCCTGCGTGGTATCTTGGGCGCCACCCTAATCATGAGATACTATCAGTATCACACAGTGACCAACTCGCATCTGACTTTGGTAGAAGTGTTAGAGATGTAGTTAACGATCAAGATTATCAATCAATATTCGAAGATGTAAAACTTAGATCCGATGTTAGAGCTGCTGGTAAGTGGCAAACAAACAAGAACGGTGTATATGTAGCAGCTGGTGTACGAACACAGATAGCTGGTCGTGGTGCGCATGTAGCTTTACTTGATGACGTAATGTCAGAGGAAGATGCCTTCAGTGAAGCAGGTAGAAGATATATTAAAGAGTGGTACCCAGCAGGTTTACGGACAAGACTTATGCCGAATGGTTCTATAGTTATTATTAACACTCGATACCATGAAGATGATATCTGTGGATGGTTATTATCAAATCAAAGTGACGATGATAATAAATCTTTAAACTGGGAAGTTATTCGTATACCCGCATGGGTTGACGACAACAGTAGTAAAATATTAAATCTACCAGTCGGCGAATCATATTTTCCTGAATGGAAACCAAAAGAGATACTTCAGAATGATGAGGCAGAGATTCGTAGACATAATGGCTCACGTTATTGGGAATCGTTATATATGCAGAATCCTGTACCAGCCGAAGGTGGTATACTTAAAAAATCGTGGTTTCAAATATGGGAAGATAAAGATCCACCTCAATGTGACTTTGTAATACAAACAATGGATACGGCATTCTCTACACGGACAACTGCCGATTATAGTGTTATACAAACATGGGGTATCTTTGTTACTGTAGAAAAAGATAGCGAAGGTGTTGAGCATGATGTCGGTAATTTAATATTACTTGGAAGTGTTCGAGGTCGTTTTGAATATCCAGAGTTACGAAGTAATGCACAAGATGCATTTGATGAACACAAGCCAGACATTATAATAATAGAAAAGAAAGCCAGTGGGCAATCGCTAATACAAGATTTACGGAGAGCAGGTTTACCAATACTTGAATATACTCCAGATCGTGATAAAGTGGCGAGAGCCTATGCCGCATCACCTTTGATTGAATCAGGTCGTGTTTGGTTACCAAATAAATTGTGGGCGCAAGTATTATTTGACGAAGCAATTAGTTTTCCAAATGCAGCACATGACGACCAAGTAGATGCAATGGTTATGGCGATACATTATATGAAAGATTCTTGGCACTTGCAACATCCCCATGATCCGTATTATAGTGATAATGACAATACTTATAAAAAAAATAAGGCAACCTATTGGAAGGTCTAATTAATTATGGCAATAGAAAAAAACCCAGACGATATATCAACCCCTATAGAAGTAGCAAAAGAAAAGGTTCAAAACCAATCTCAAGCTTTAGGTATAGATGTAAATATAAAAGAAGAACAGGAAGAAGACCTCGCCGTCAATGTAGATCCTAATACTGGTGAGGTAGAAATAGATTTAAATGAAGACAGTGGTAAGGTACTAGCTTCAATCAGTGAAGACTTCTATACGAATCTAGCTGACTTAATGGAAGAAGAAGATTTAGAAGACATAGCTCAAACAGTTATGGACAACTTTACATCTGATAAAGATTCACGAGAAGAGTGGGAGCAAACATTTGAAAGAGGATTTGATTTACTTGGTTTGAAACTAGAAGAAACTACAGAACCATTTGATGGTGCATGTACAGCAACTCATCCCTTAATTATAGAGAATGCCGTCAAGTTTCAATCCAAAGCATCACAAGAATTATTTCCGAGTAAAGGTCCAGTTAAAACTCAAATGGTTGGATCACCAACACCAGAGAAAGAGAAACAAGCACAACGTGTAAAAGATTTCATGAACTATCAACTCACTGAAGAGATGCCAGAATATTTCGATGAGTTTGAGAAGATGTTATTTCACCTACCATTAATTGGTACGGCAGTTAAAAAAGTTTATTATGATGAAACATTAGGACGACCTATATCAGAGTTCATACCTATTGATCAGTTTCACGTATCTAATTTAGTGTCCGACCTTCGTCGTGCCGATCGTTATTCACATATTATCTATCGTTCTGAAAATGATTTGAGAAAAGATATGGATGCAGGTATGTATAGTGAAATAGACTTAGGAGATCCAGAGCAAACAGATAGAGGTAACATTACATCTAAAGCAGAACAGATTATGGGACTATCGGCATATGATGAGAATCCGTATGACCCAAGCTATGTATTAATTGAACAACATTTATATTTAGATTTACCAGAACCATTCAACAGTCCAACGGGTGTAGCTTATCCATATATCGTTACAATAGATAAAAGTTCTAAGAAGGTTCTTAGTATTCGTCGTAACTGGAATGACGGTGATCCACGATTTGTAAAGAGAGAACACTTTGTTAGTTACAAGTTTGTACCAGGTTTCGGATTCTATGGACTAGGTTTAATTCATTTCCTTGGTAATTTAACAATGTCAGCTACAGCCGCAATGAGAGCATTGATTGATGCAGGTCAGTTCTCTAATTTACCAGGTGGTTTTAAAGCTAGAGGTGTTAGAGTTGTTGGAGATAATTCTCCGATAATGCCGGGGGAGTTTCGTGATGTTGAGTCAACGGGTTTAGATTTGGGCAAATCCATTGTTCCTCTTCCCTATAAAGAACCGTCTCAGACTCTTTATCAAATGCTAGGCTTTGTAGCCACTGCTGGTCAGAAATTTGCTGACACGACAGATCAAGTAGTGTCTGATGCAACGAACTACGGTCCTGTTGGCACGACATTAGCATTATTAGAAGCATCAGGTAAGTTCTTTTCAGCAATTCACAAACGACTCCACAAGTCTCAAAGAGACGAGTTTAAAATATTAGCTCGAATAAACAATGAGTTTTTACCGACTGCTTATCCTTATGATATTATAGGACAGTCTGCCGAGATATTCAAGCAAGATTTTGATGGTCGTATCGATGTACTTCCTGTTAGTGATCCGAACATCCCATCGAACTCACATAGATTAGCGCAAGC